GCCATCGGCTCAACACAGCACCTCACGTGCCCGCGCCCAGAGCTTCAGGCGGTCCTCCAACCCGTTCAGGCCACCATTGATATGGCGCGTGATGCGGTTGAACTCGCCTCGGTCGGCGAGGGCATTGAGCCCGCGCGAATGCCAGAACCACGCCGCCGATTCACAGGCCCAGCGCGGCTGTTCGAGCAGTTGTGGCTGCGCCAGCAGACGCTCGTCGCCGAACAGCGCACGGCTGCAGGCCTGGTAGTTGTTGCGCCCGGTGACCTGGATCAGGCCCCGCCCGCAATACAGCTGGCCGTCACCATCGGCTTGGGGGGTGTTGCCCAGGCGCAGGGCCAGGCTGCCGGTGTCGTAGCGCGCCAGGTAACGTTCGCTGCCCAGCTCCTTCACGTAGCGGAACTGCCCCGACTCATGCCCGACCTGGGCCAGGAAAGCCGCCACGCGCCTGGGGTTGTCGATCTCCCAGCGTGGCAGCGTGACATTCAGCGCCGAAAGAAAAACGCCCGCGACAGGGCGGGCGTTGGGCAGGATTTGTAGCAATTGTGGTTCGGTAAGCATGTCAGACCTCCTTCCTTGTGTGCAGGGAATGCCCCTTCAAGCCTTGGCCGCCGCCTGGCGCCGCGGCGCCACGCCTTTGGCCTTCACCTTGCCCGCCTTGCCGCCATTGCCTTGCACCGTGGTGCGCCAACCCGAGCCGGTCAACACGTGCTCCACCGCGTCGATCTGGTACTGGCCATCAAGGCCGAGGGCAAAGCCCTGCAGGTCGATGCTGCGTTCGGCGAACAGGTCGGTGCGCCCGGGCAGGTCGAGGCGCACGTTGGCGGTATCGCGGTTGAAGCTGGCCAGGCGGGCCTTGGCCGCCTGCTCGGCGGCTGCGCGGTTGGGGTACAGATGGCGATCGGTATGCACCGGCCGCCCCTCCTCGGCGGCATCCTCATTGCTGAGCTCGACCGTTTTCAGCTCGCCACTGGCACTGTCCTGATGGCGCGTGCGCACCGCCTTGCGCGTGGCTTTGTCATCCAGGCGAAAGTGCCACTGGCTGACGTCGCTGCGGGCAATATTGACCACATCGAGCGGCTTGCCGCTGGCGCTGCGCCCTGCCTGGCGCGGCAGTACCAGCAACTGGCCGTTGGCGAGCTTGGCGGTGCAGTCGTACTGGCGGGCCAGGCGGGTGATGAAACTGAAGTCCGATTCGTTGTACTGATCGACCCGCGGTACCTGCCGGGTCACCGGGCAGATCGCCTGCCAGCCATTGCGGGCACCGATCTCGGCGACGATGCGCTGCAGGGGCACGGCCTCCCAGCTACCGCTGCGGATGGTCCGGCCGCTGCCACGCAAGTCGCTGGCCTTGCCGCGTATCACCAGGGTATCGGGCGGGCCGGACAGCTCCACTTCGTCCACGGTATAACGGCCAAGCAGGGTCAGTGGCTGCCCGGCGTAACCCAGGTACACCTCGATCACCGCGCCACGGGACGGCAGCGCCACGGCGCCGTCACGGGCATCGATGCGCAACTCGAAGTCGTCGGACTCCATGCCGGGTTTGTCGGTGGTGCGCAGCAACAGCAGACGGTCGTTGATCAATGCCGTGATGTCCTGGCCATCGGCCTGGATGCGAAATTGCGGTTGCATGGCATCAGTCCCAAAGCTGTACGGTGCTGGCCGCGGCTGTTGCTACGTCAGGCAAGCGGATCGTCACCCCGCTGCGAAACGGCTGGTGCTCATCGGCCAACCCCTGGTTGGCTTGCAGCACGGCTTCGACGCTGCCGTCGAGGTGCCCGTAATAGTGGTGACAGAGGGTATCGAGCAGGTCGCCCTCAGACGTTTTGCAGATCTTGGCCATAGCTGACGAACTCCAGTGAGAAACCTTGTTTGCGTGGAATGCCGCCGGCCAGCAAGGCGCCCTGTTCTTCCTCGATGCTGGTCAGGCACCACGTACCCAGGACTTCGCCGTAACCGGTGGTCAGCGACAAGGGCAGCAGTTGGCGGCCGATGCCGCGCAGCGCCTGCAACTGGCCGAGGCCGCCCTTGAAGCCGGGGAAGATCGCCCCGCGAATACTGATGGTTTCCTCGCCCAGGCTCACCGCTTGTTGCGCGCCGTCGCGGCTCAAACGCTCCTGGCCGGCCCAGCGAAAACGGGTTTGCCGGCGCAACTGGTCGAAGGCGGCGGTGTCGAGGTTGAAGTAGTACGGTGGCGCGTTCGCCTTCAGCGGCTGCAGCACCAGCAGGTGCGGGAACGGTTTGATCGCCTGTGCTGCTGGCGTTGCCTCGGGCGCAAAGCCCAAGGTCGACAGCACACCACGGGCGACCGCACGCGCATCGCCGATCACCCGGCGTATGGCCGCGCCCGCCTTGCCCAGGTGCTCGGCGAAGGCATCGGCGTGATCGCGCACCTTGCGCACCACGTCGACGGTCTGGTCATACTTGGCAATGACGCTGTCGACGCGCTGCTTCGCCGAATCGATCGCGCGCATCGTGCGTTGCAGGCGCTTGCCGATCTGCGGGCCAATCCATGGCAAGGCTTCGAGTTCGGCGGCCGCTTCCTTGGCATGGCCGACCGCCTGGCTCATGGGGTCGAGCATGGCGTCGGCACGCCGACGCCCCTCCTCGCCGGCCTTGACCAAGGCGTGCAAGGCGCCTTGGAGCTGTTCCAGATAGGTCATGAAAGATCCTCAGGCGTAAATGGGATCGGAAAGCTGGGTAGCCGTCTGACGGCTGATCAGCTCTTCAAGCGTGCGTCGCACCATCGCCTCCAACCGCTGCATGACGGCAGGATCATCAGGGCTGCCGTAAAGCGTTACCGGCATGTGGCTATTGAAGGTGTAGTGCGGGTTGATCGGCTGAGGCGCTGTGGCCGAGGGGGTGAGCGGACTGGCCGGCTCTGGCAATGCTATGGCTGCCGGAGGCACACGCATGGGCAATGGCCGCTCATCCAACGCCTCGCGCGAGGTGGGCCGAAGCAGCGACACGGGCGCCAGTGGCGGCTGCCTGACTGGCCTGGCCTGAATCGCGCCAGCGTGAGCCAGCAGTTGCCCGGCGAGCCGAGTGCCGACCTGCTCATCGAGAAATTCCGCCTTGGGCAGCGGGGTGAGCGACTGCTTCAGCGGATCCAGCAGTGACACCTGAGCCAACGGGCGTCCCGCCTTCTGCTGCTTTCGCGCCTGTTCTGGCGCTGACAACAGGCGCTTGCCGGTTTGCGTCCCTAGCTGAAGGTCAAAGAATGGCTGGGCCGGAACGCGCGTGACGAGCTGCTTGGCTGGGTCGAGGAGAGAAACGGCAGGCAAGGGCGTGCGAGCCTCAGGCGGACGATTATCCCCGGCCAGTTGCCGAGCGCCCCACCCTCCCAATCCGGTACCGAGTTGGTCACCCAACGTCCCGCCGACTGTCATGCCGATCGAAGGGTTGATGAAAGGCAAGAATCTTTTGACGACCGCCCCCCCTGCCACTGAGCCGATCAGGCCACCAGCAGCTCCGCCATAACCCTTCCACGCCTCCTCTGCTGTCGTAGCGGTCCGAGAGGTGTATCCCGCTTTCAACAGCGCTTCCAGCAAAGCATTTTTCCCCTCCTCCTTGATCACCTCCCCGACTGTCTTCCAAGGTGCAGGGCGCTTGCCGATGTCTGTAGGCGAAGGGCCTGCATCTGCTCCGAGGGGATATGGTTCATTGGCCGCCGGGCTGTCTTTGCCGAACCCTCCCTTCAGCGTGTTCCAAGCTGGCACGGAAGGCCGTTTACCGATGTCATGAATACGCGCAACCGAGCCAATGCTCACCCCTGCCAGCAGGGCTTGCCCGGGCGAGCCCGGTGAGGCTTCAGTGGCCACCTGGGGAGCGGCAGTTGCTAGGGCGCCAACCTCACTCGCTACGCCCGGTTCGGGCTCAGGCGCCACGCGCTTACCTAACGCAGCCCCCATCTTGTCACCGAAGAAGCTGCCCACCACTTTCCCGTGGTCGACATGCTTGCCTATGTACTTACTCAAGGCCGCGCCGAGCGCACCTCCGGCAAGGCCCCCTACCGTACCTCCCAGCCCTTCCC